GGTACAGGTGAAAGTGCTGTCACTAAAGTTGACGTTAGTGGTTTAGCAACAAATGATGGTCGTACTTGTACAGGTGTTACTATAGAAAAAATATGGTGGCAGTGTGTAGGCATGAAAGTAAATATTTTGTTTGATGCTTCAACTGACGTTCTTGCAATACAGTTAGGCGAAAATCAATCTGGTGATCATGACTATAGTGGGTTTGGCGGTTTGTCAAACAATGCAGGTAGTGGTGTTACTGGTGACATTAAGTTTACAACTGTGGGTCATGCAAGCGGTGATACTTACACCATCATACTTAGTTTGATTAAAGAATATTAATATTGAAGTTGGTGCAAAAGATGTCCAACGAACAAAGATTAGAAGTGGCCTTAGCTAGATTAGAAGAAAGAGTTGAGGCCCTTCAGGATGACATGAAAGAAATGAGATCTGATATGTCTGAATTAAGAGCAGTAGCTAATCGTTGGAAAGGTGCATTCTGGGTCATGATGGGTCTTGGCGGTGCTATTGGTGTAATTGCAAATATAACTACAGGGTGGTTGAAATGATTAAAAAGAAAAAAGGTTACCGTAGTGGTGGCAAAATTAAAGGCATGATGATGGGTGGCAGAATGAAAGCCAAAGGCATGAAGAATGGCGGTAAGATGAAATCCAAAATGATGACAAAGGGTGGTAAAAAACCTACAATGACTTTGGCACAAGTTAGATCAGCAGCTAAGACGAAAGGTTATAAACTAGTCAAAGCTTAATGCCATATTTGCAAAGTAACATCCCACACTTTAAGTGTTGGGTAAGACGTGAGTTTACTTGTAATCATCTAAGGTATCAGGGGGAATTTTTACACGCTATGGCAATAGGTGTAACAACAATGCCAAACAGATGCCTAAGTTTTCAAGTAATATTCACTGGTTGTGAGACTGACGATACAAAAGATCCCAATGTTCATGGCGGTGCAATGTGGGCTAGAATGCCCATAAATGGTTTGATGGCAGATATTCCTGTAGAGGAATGGCCAGATCAAATGGATACACATAACGTACAGCCTTGGGATTGTTCGTCTTACAATCATGCAGTTTATGTCATGGACAGAGCAACACCATGTCCGTGGTTAGCTAAGATAGATGGAGAGTTTTATCCTGCTAAGTATTTGTTTACAGTCGATTATACTGAAAGCGAAATAGCAGACGATCCTGCTCAACACAAACAAAGTCATGTAATGTATTTATTAGATGCAGGTAACTGGACTGGTAATTTAGTTGCTTTGCCTAACAATCGTGTCAGGGTTACACATCCTGCTTGGTTTCAAACAGGCGAAGGAGCACCAGACTTTTTACCATCACAACACATTCATTATTCAAAGTCTAACTTAGACTATACTTTGGATACAAATCAAATATTTAATAATTTATATAGTGAGGACTAAATGAAAATTGAAGATACTACTAAGTCAGTAGAAGTTCCTGTATCAAAGCCTTTTACAAATCCTATTAAGAGAGCAATAAATAAAATTCCTAGTAAACTAGAAAAGGGTGTAAAAAACTTTAAAACTAATGTAAAGAAAGCTTTAGTTGACCCAGCTATTAAAGCTGGCAAAGCTTATGCTGCAGGAGATATTCCTTTAACTATTCCAAGATTAGTTAAAAAAGCTATACCTGAAGCTGTTAAACAAACAAAAAGACAAATTGCACACAACAAAATGAAAAAAACTGTAAAAGACGTTACAGGTAAAAAAATGGGTGGTAGAGCAATACCTGAAGGGCCAAAGGGTGCAGGACTAAGAGCATTAAAAGCAGAAGCACCAGAAATTACTGACAAAATGGGATTTAAGAAAAAAGGCGGAATTGTGGCAGGCATTAATAATATTAAAGGCATGAAACAAGGAGGTCAATGTAGAGGTATGGGTGCAGCTTCAAGAGGTGGTGGTTTTAATGTTTCGTGATATGGGTATTGTATGTTTTTCTTATGGGTACAGAGGTAGAAGAACTTGTCTATTTCGATAGCTTGGATTCGTGCCTTGAGTATGCAGAAAGAGTCAGAAAACAAGACTTACATCAAAGACAAGCAGGCGACAAGTTATATATCAAAACTTTTTGCATTCCTAAAAAAACAGATTAAAAAATCAGAAGACAAAGTTCCGAAATACTTAAAGGGAAAATAATGGCTATATCAAGATCTAATATTCCTAAGTCTGTAACTTATGGTGACAAAAAGAAAAAAAAGAAAAGGAAGAAAAAGTAATGGGATTTGCGTGTGGCAGTATAAACGATGGTATGGGAAAAGATTCTTCTGGCATTAGAAGTTTATTAAGACCATTAGAGCAAAGACTTAGAAGCAATAACCAAGAAGAGGTAAATTCTTTTTTAGATGAGATTGATAAGATGGCTAATGATAGATTTGGTGATGCTATTAAAAAAAATACGGAATTATATAATACACAGCGTGACGAATTTTTTAAAGGTCTTCAAGATCGTATACGACCTATCGTAGGAACTCCAAATGAATCTTTTACTGGTGGTATTCAATTTGCTGACACGAGAACAAGTTTAGGGCCAGATTCGTTATACGGTAATTATCACGCATCAAAATCTACTTTAGAATAATTCTAAATTAGGGGGAATAATGTTAGATCCAGTAACTCTATCTGCGGCTGTTTCTGCTGCAACGACTGCATATAATGGTATTAAAAAAGCCATAACAATGGGTCGTGAAATAGAAGATTTAGGTGGACAGTTGTCACAATGGATGACTGCTGTAAGTGATGTAGACAGTATAAGTAAGAACGCTAACAATCCATCGACTTTTGATAAATTGTTTAACGGATCAATTGAAAGCGTTGCTATTGAAAGTTTTGCAAGTAAAAAGAAACTTCAAAAACAAAGAGAAGAATTAAAAAACTTTTTAATTGGTCACTACGGATTACAAGCGTGGGATGACTTAATTAAAGAAGAAGGTCGTGTTAGACGAGCTAGGCAAGAAGCTGTTTGGAAAAAAATTGAGCAGAAGAAAATGATAAGAGATTACACCATAATGGGTATTGCATCTTTAATAGGATGTGGTGCTTTAGGATGGATGATATGGATCATAAGCGTTTCTTTATAAAAATACTTGTTCTTATTTGTTTTGCTATTTTGTTTTCCATAGTTTTAGAAGCTGATGAGCCAAAAAAACAAATGACAACCTGTAGATTAGCAAGTCAGTTATTGCAGAAGGACACAAGAATATGTGTTTTTGTTGGAGCAAATCATACTCAATACAGAGAGTATGTTCCAGTTGGAGCAGGAGAATGTCCAAGAGATTATCAGTGTCCGTACAGACCAAACGAAAAGCCGTTTAATTTAAAAAACGTAATTAAAAGTATTAAGGATCAATTTAAGTAATGTTTAAAAAAATCAGAGAAAGGTTCAAACTTAATTTTGAGTGTGTGGACTTCTCTGGTTTATACAGAAGGTTTTAGAATGGCAACAAGTAATACAACAGCATTCAATTTAGATATTGACGAAATAATTGAAGAAGCTCATGAAAGAGCAGGTTTAGGTAGATCTTATAGTGGTGCTGATTATAGAACTGCACGAAGATCACTAAATCTTTTAGCTCAAGAATTTTCAAATCGTGGTGTTAATCTTTGGACTATAGAAGAAGCAACACAAGCTTTAAGCACTAGTACTTCTGCATATACACTTCCATCTGATACAGTAGCTATATTGGATCACGTTATAAGAACTGGTACAGGAACAAGTCAATCAGACATTAATATAACTCGTATGAGTGTTGGCGAGTACTCATCTATCACATCTAAAAACACAACAGGTAGACCTACCAAAATTTACATTGAAAGATTAAGAGATGCACCAAGAGTAAACTTATGGCCAGTGCCAAACAACAATACTTATACTTTAGTGTATTATAAAATAAGAAGAATTCATGATTCTTTAAATGGTGGAGAATATCAATATGACGCTCCAACAAGATTTCTTCCTGCTATTGTATCTGGCCTATCCTATCAGTTAGCATTAAAAAATCCAAATGTATTAGAAAGAGTTCAACTTTTAAAAACTCTATACGAAGAAGATTTCCAAAGAGCTGCAGAAGAGGATCGTGATAGATCAGATTTTAAAATTGTTCCAATGGTATCTTAGGAGAGTATATGAGTTTTGCTTCAGGAAAACATTCATACGGTATTTGTGACCGAACAGGATTAAGATACAAAATTAAAGACTTAGTGTTTGAATATGAAAACGGTCAAAAAAATGGATTAAAGGTTGGTAAAGATGTTGTTGACAAAGATCATCCACAAAATAGGTTAGGTAAAATTAGAATACATGATCCTCAGTCTTTAAGAGATCCTAGACCAGACGTTGCAGAAACGGCAACTACTAATACAGTTTTTGATAATAGACACCCACACACAGCAGGAACTAGATCATGACAACATATGCAGAATTAGTTCAAAACATAAAAGATTTTATGGAAGATGATGGCACAGAGTTTTCTAATGAGATTGATAAGTTTATTGATTTAGCTGAATTAAGAATATCAAGAGATATAATAACGCCTGAGTTTAAAAGAAAGGTAACTTCAGCATTCTCAGCTAATGATCCATTTTTAACAATGCCGACTGATTTGGTTACGTTAGAACATCTTCAAGTTATTAATTCTAATGTACGAACATTGCTTTTATTAAAGTCAGATGAATTTATAACAGAATACTGGCCTAACAGAACATCAACTGGTGTTCCTAAATATTATACTTATTTTGATACATCTACTATTTATGTTGCTCCAACACCATCAAGCAACTTATCATTAGAGTTATCATATAAAAGAAGACTGCCAGCATTAAGCAGTTCTAACACTTCTAACTGGACAAGTATTAATGCAGCAGATGCTTTGTTATATGCGTGTTTAATAGAAGCATCAGCATTTAATCGAAACTATAATTTACAAGATAGATACACAGCCATGTATCAACAGGCAGTAAAAGCTATTAATAACGAACA